GGTGCGATAACCAATTTAGTCCAACAGTATCTTATCAGATATACTGCTCTACATCCTGTAGAGATCAAGCAACGAAGCAAAAAATTGCAGATAGATATATTCACACAAGAAGACAAAAGCGTGTTGGAAAAAATAGAAAGTGCAGAAGTTGTGATTTAGATTTATCAATATATAATGATGAGTCTCTTTGTAATAACTGCCTAGTCGATCCAAAAGAAGTCAACAAAGCGCTAAAAGATATGAAGGGTATTGCAAATGGTAAAAAATAAATGGGGACTGGAAATTATTCCAGACACTATTTGTGCTATTGATGCCAGCACTAATAGTCTTGCTTTTGCTATTTTTGATACCAAACAAAAAACATTAAAGTCAGTTGGAAAGATTAACTTTACAGGGAAAGACACCTATGAGAAGGTTATGGATGCTGGGAAAAAGGTAAGAGCATTTCTTGACATATATGGTGGATTTGATGCAATAGTAATTGAACATACTGTATTCATGAATAGCCCTAAGACTGCTGCAGATCTTGCATTGGTTCAGGGGGCTATTCTTGGAGCAGCAGGGCAGACTGGAACAACTGTAATTGGAAAGGTTGCACCAATCACCTGGCAAAACTTTATTGGCAATAAGAAAATTTCTAAAGATGAGAAACTATATATTAAGTCTCAAAATCCAGGAAAGTCAGAGTCGTGGCTTAAATCTCACGAAAGAGAACTGAGGAAGCAAAGAACTATTAGATATATTAATACTGTATACGATAGAACTATAACTGATAACGATGTGGCAGATGCGTGTGGAATTGGACATTGGGCATTGTCAAACTGGAGTAAGGCAATAGGAGTTGACAAATAACGATATGGCTGCTAAACTATATACATCGGAGGCTTATATGCGTAAGAGATATCTTATGGATAAGAAGACACCAGAAGAGATTGCAAAGGAATGTGGATGCTCTTTAGAGACCATCTATGTCTACCTTGCTAAATTTGGACTAAGGAAGTCAAAAAGATGAATAAAATTAAAAAGTTAGTTGTTGCTCTAACAATAGTGGGTGCAGTAGGTGTTTCTTATGCCCTATATACTTTAAGGGGATTGCCAGATGCGTTTGATTGGGAGGAAGATGATGAGTGAGAATTTAACTATCACAGTTGATCAAGTAAATCATCCACACCATTATACAACAGATCCATCTGGCGTTGAGTGCATTCAGATAACACGACATCGTAATTTTAACATTGGAAATGCATTTAAATATCTTTGGAGAGCAGGCCTTAAGGATGAGTCTAAGACTATACAAGATCTTGAAAAGGCAATCTTTTATATCAAAGATGAAATCAATAGACTAGAGGGAAAATATGTCAACTGAAGAAGATTTAGTAAAGCACCTTGATCAAGTAAATCAAGTTGTTGAAGAGTATCTAAAAGGTAATGACCCAACAGTAATTTCAAAACAACTTTCCATACCAAGACAAAGAGTTGTAACCTTAATCAATGAGTGGAAGGTCATGGCTTCTGCTAATGATGCCATCCGTGCTCGTGCCAAAGAAGCACTCGCTGCAGCAGATACACACTATAGCAAGTTGGTCTCTAGAACGTATGAAGTAATTGATGAGGCATCTATGACTAATAACCTTAGTGCAAAGACTGCAGCAATTAAACTTGTAATGGACATTGAGTCTAAAAGAATTGATATGCTTCAAAAGGCTGGTCTTCTTGAGAACAAAGAACTTGCAGAAGAGATGATGGAAATTGAAAAACGTCAAGAGGTTTTGATGGCTATACTTAAAGACATTGCAGCAGAATATCCGCAGGTTCGTGATGACATTATGCGTAGACTATCTGCCGTATCTAAAAAAGATGAGGTAATAACTGTTGTCCACGGAGTTTAGCGATTTCTTTGAGGCACTGAAAGACAACCATTTTGCGGAAACCCCAGTAGATGCAAAGACGTTTGTTGAGGGTGAGCAATATCTCAACCAGCCAGGTCTATCAGATATACAATATGATATTGTTGAGGCGATGAGTCAGATATATAGAAAAGAAGACTTGATAGACCTAATGGGTGCAGAAGAGGGTGCTAGGTATTATGAAAAATATACAAAGAATGAAGTAATTCTGCAACTCGGCAAGGGATCTGGAAAAGATTTTACATCAACCGTAGCATGCTCATATATCGTATATAAACTTCTATGCCTTAAAGAGCCAGCAAGATATTTTGGCAAGCCTGCAGGAGATGCTATTGACCTTATCAATGTGGCTATTAACGCACAACAGGCAAAGAATGTTTTCTTTAAAGGTTTTAAAACTAAGATTGAAAACTCTCCATGGTTTGCTGGAAAATTTTATGCAAAGGCTGACTCTATTGAGTTTGATAAATCAATCACTGTTTATTCTGGTCACTCAGAAAGAGAATCTCACGAAGGTTTGAACCTTATACTCGCTGTTCTTGATGAAATTTCTGGCTTTGCATCTGAGATTGGTAGTGGTAATGATCAGGGAAAGACTGCAGAAAACATATATAAGGCTTTCCGTGCCTCTGTAGACTCACGATTCCCTGACCTTGGAAAGGTGGCTCTACTATCTTTCCCAAGATATCCTGGAGACTTTATATCAGAAAGATACGATGCAGTCATTGCTGAAAAAGAGGCTGTAGAAAAAGTTCATAAGTTTGTTATTAATCCACTATTGCCAGATGATGCAGTAGACAATACATTCGAGATTTCGTGGGATGAAGATCACATTATCTCTTATAAGTATCCAGGAGTGTTCGCATTAAAACGTCCAACATGGGAAGTAAATCCTACAAGAAAGATTGATGATTTTAAAATTGCTTTTATGACTGATCTAGGTGATGCCATGCAAAGATTTGCCTGCGTCCCAACATTTGCATCAGACGCTTTTTTTAAGCAGATAGAAAAAGTAAGAAATTGTATGGTATCAAGAAACCCAATTGACACATTTAAAAGGTTTGATGAAAACTTTAAGCCAGACCCAAATAAAATATACTATGTTCACGCAGATCTTGCACAAAAACACGATAAGTGTGCAGTTGCAATTGCCCATGTTGATAAGTGGGTTAATGTTCAAGTAATTAAAGATTACGAACAGGTTGCACCAATTGTTGTTGTCGATGCCGTTGCATGGTGGGAACCAAAAATTGAAGGACCTGTTAACCTATCTGAGGTTAAGCAATGGATTCAAAACCTTCGTAGACTTGGGTTTAATATTGGAATGGTTTCCTTTGACCGCTGGCAGTCCTTTGATATTCAGAACGAGTTGAAGCAGGTTGGAATGAGAACTGATACTGTTTCTGTTGCTAAAAAACATTATGAAGATATGGCAATGTTAGTATATGAAGAAAGACTTCTTATGCCAGCCATCGAACTTCTATTCGACGAACTAACACAGTTAAAGATTATGAAAAATGACAGAGTTGACCATCCACGCAAAAAGTCAAAGGACTTGGCTGATGCGGTGTGTGGAGCAATTTTTGGGGCAATATCACATACCCCAAGAGACCTTAACCTTGAGGTTGATATTCACACTATTAGTGATCGACCAAAGCAAGTTGACAGGCCTGAAGACAATGTGATACAATATAAATCTATGCCAAACGATGTAAAAGATTATTTGGATAGATTCAATCTACTATAAAGAAAAGGAAAATAAATGAATTCATTTAAGAAAATCTCAATTGCTACTGCTGCAGCCCTAGCAATCGTTGGACTTTCTGTAGCACCATCTTCGGCAGCACCTCTTGCCGTTACGGTTGCAACAGTAACTAACGCTACTACAGCAGCAGCACCAGCAACAGTTGCGGTGCCAGCAGCAAACCAGATTACATCTGGAACATCTGTAGCACTAGCAGCAACAGCAGATACAGGAACAGTCGTTTCTTTTACTGCTTCATCAACCGTTAAGTTGGTTACAGCACTACACACATCAAGTGCACCAGTTTCAGTTGCTTCAGGAGTATCAACTCTTTCAGTAACATCTGCTGGAGCAGCAATTACAGTATATGCTTATACAACAACAACAGCAGTTGGATCAGTTACCATTGTAAATGGCTCATACTCAACTATCGTATACATTAAGGGAACACCAGGAGCAGCATCAAATGTTGCAGTTTCAGTCCCTTCAGCAACAGCAGTTGGAACAATTCCAACAATCACAGTTTCAGCAACAGATGTTTTTGGAAACGCAATCGCAACAGGTGAGACAATTACTGCTACAGTAATCGGATCAACATTTGCTGATGGTTCATCTACAAAGAATCTAGTTACCACAACAACAGCAGAGAACGCAGCAGACTCAACTCTAGTAGTTGGATCAAAGACTGCAGCACTTGCTACAGCAGTAGTAGGAACAATTCAGGTTGTTGTTACTGGTGTTGCATCAGCAGCAACAGTTACTGGTCTTCCAGCACCAGTTAAGGCAGCAACAGCATCATTTACTGTTTCAGACCTTAATGGAACAATTGCTAAGTTGACTGCAGACCTTGCAGCAGAAAAGGCTGGTCGTGCACTTGATGCTCAGGCAGCAGCAAATGCTCTTGCAGCAGAACGTGCTGGTCGTGCAGCAGATAAGGCAGCAGCAGACAAGGCGCTTGCAGATGCAATTGCTAAGTCAGTAACAGATTCAGCAACTGCTAAGGCAGCAGCAGATGTTGCTCTAAAGGCAGCAGCAGCAACTTACAAGGCAGAGTATAACGCTCTTGCTAAGAAGTGGAATGCAAAGAATCCAAAGGCTAAGGTTGCTCTAAAGAAGTAACTTAACCAAACATTAAAGGGGCTATCAATCTGGTAGCCTCTTTTTTGTGCAATAAAATGGTATAATTATCCTAACAGACATAGTCTGTCCAAGGGGGAAGAGGTATTAAAAGATTACTACGCATATTTTTAGTGGTATCACTTGCTCTATTTCCCCTTCTTTTAGGCATTGAGAAGGCTCACGCAGCAGATGGCTTGACTGCCCAAGTATATAGTGTCAATGGTCAGAATAATGCTCCGTATATACCACAAGGAGCCTCTCCAGTAAGAACAGTAAATGTCCCAAATGTAAACTTTCAGTGGGGATCTGGGTCAGTTCTTGGAGGACCATCAGAGGATGTTATAGTAAGATTTACTGGATCTATACTTAGTAATACAACTCAAAATATATCATTTTTAGCAACAGCAGACGACGGAACAAGGCTCTATCTTGATGGAGTATTGATAACTGATGACTGGTTTGATAAGGGTGGCGGAGGAACCACCAGCGCCCCAATTTCCTTTACAGCAGGAGTGCCAAAGACAATAGAATTAATGTATTATGAAAATGGTGGGGGAGCCAATGTATTCCTGTATTGGGATCAATCTGGATCTATGGACATTATTCCAGCATCAGCATTTACCTCACAGGCAGCACCAGTAATAAAAACAATAGGTGCTCCAAGAAATCTTACAGTTGTAGATGGTTCTACTGCCACCGTCCTTACATGGGAAGCGCCTAACACTGGTAACACTCAGCCAGAAAGATATGCTATTTCTTTTAGCGCAGATGGTGGGGGATGGGGAATAGCAACAGGAAATGTTGGAGATGCTAATGCTCTCAATACAACCATAACAATTAATCACTCAGTCCTAGAGCAGTTAAAGCCAAGTGGCACAACATGGACATTCAGCATAAGGTCTGATAACGACACAAACAGTCTATACTCTGAATCATCTAACCAAGTAACGATTAAAATTGGTAAGACTCAAGCAGAAAAGGATGCTGAGGCTGCTGCTATATTGGCAGCACAACAAGAATCAGATAGACAGGCAGCAGCAAATACTGCAGTGTCTAATTATGAGACACAAACAGTAAACACATTAGAGCAGGTAGCAATTGCAGAAGCATTAAGATTATTAGCAGATTCAGCAACATCGATTGTTATCAATGAAAGTGTAAAGTCATCACTGCAGTCAAGAATAGATTCAAAAACAGCAACAGTTTTATCAGCAAAATCATCATTAACTCAAGCAAAACTTGAGGCTGAGGCAGCAGCATTGTTAGCAGCCCAACAGGAAGCAGCGAGGCTTGAAGCAGAAGCAGAAGCAGCAAGACAGGCTGCAATAGCAGCAGAGGCTGCTAGAGTTGAAGCAGAAAGACAGGCAGCACTTGCAGAAGCAGCAAAAGTTAAAGCAGAGCAAGATCGCTTGGCTGCTATCGAAGCAGCAAGAATTCAGGCAGAAATAAATGCCAAGGCAGAGGCAGATAGAATTGCTGCAGAACTTGCTGCTAAGAAGGCTGAAGAAGAAAGAATTGCAGCCGAAATTGCAAAGGCTAAGGCCGAAGAAGAGGCAAGACTTGCTGAGGAAGCCAGACTAAAGGCTGAAGCAGAAGCAAAAGCAGCAGAAGAAGCAAGATTAAAAGCAGAAGCAGAAGCAAAAGCCAAGGCTGAAGAAGAGGCTCGTTTAGAAGCGGAGAGAATTGCTGCTGAGGAAGCCAAAGCGAAGGCAGAGGCAGAAGCCAAAGAAAAGGCTGAGCAAGATGCAAAGAAGTTAGCAGAGCAAAAGGCTGCTGAGGAAGCAAAAGCAAAAGCGGAAGCAGAAAAACTTGCAGCAGAAGAGTCTGCTAAAAAAGCAGAAGAAGAAAGACTAGCAAAGATTGCTGAAGAAGCAAAGGCTGGAAAAGAATTATCTAAAGAAGAAGTTGCAGCAGTTGTAGAGTCATTAGTTGCAGATTTAAAACCAGGAGAATCACTATCAGCAGCACAAGTGCAGGCATCTGGAATTTCATATTCACAACTTCCACCAGAAACACCAGTCGAGGTTCGCACAGATGAAAACGGAAATGCCCTTGTAATAACTGCAGAAGTTGCTGCACAAGTTGAATTAGTTCAAGATCCAGGAGCATTATTAGAGGCAGCATTAACTGATCCAGGAGCAGCATTAGCAGCACTTGGAAGTATTGGTGCAGATATGACTGAAGAAGAAAGAGAAGAAGCAACCGATATGGTTGTTGCAACAGTTGTAGCAGCAGGTGCAGCAATTAATGCAGCAGCAGTTGCAACAGGAGGATCAACAGGCGGAGGAAGTTCTGGTGGGGGTGGCGCTTCAGGTTCCAACTCACCAGGTTCAAGAGGAGGTAGAAGATGGTAAGAATAGTAAAAAATATAATCAAAGACCTAATTGACCAAGCATGGACCCTTCTTGGTATGTTTATTGCTTGGGTAGTTTTGGACGGTAGTGCTAAGACTATTGTTGGTTATGGAATCATAGCAACAACAGCCCTATGGATACTGACTAGTCCGATTAGAAATAGAGAGGAGGACTAAAATGGCAACTAAGAAAGTAGAAGTGGCTCCTAAAAAGGAACACCCACAAAAGGCTCTCCCAAATGTTTTGATGCGTATCGTAGCAGTATTCGCCGCTTCTGGTCTATCAGTGCTTGGCGCTGGAGCAGTAGTAGGAATTGACACAATTCAGGCAGTTATGCTTGCAGGACTATTAGGCGTAGCAACAGTCGTTGAAAGGCTGGCAAGGGCTTTTTTGGACGATGGAAAACTTACAATCGCAGAAATAAATGATGCATTTAAGACTGTAGATAAAAAGGCTAATTAGTCATTATTGACGGTAGTTGACAGCCCTCTCTGGGCAGTGGTATACTTGATTATATCTATCTAGAGAGGGCTTTTGCCATGACTTGTATTGCTGTAGTAAAACATGAAGATAAAATCTACATGGCAGGAGACCGTGGGGCATCAGATGATGGAACAATTCTATCACTTTCTGCTCCAAAGGTTTGGAAGATTGGTCCATATCTAATCGGATATGCTGGATCAATGGACGGAGAAAGAATCCGTTATAACTTTAAACCAACTCCACCTAATATTAAAGATACAGATAAATTTATGCAAACTAAATTTATTAAAGAACTTAGAGAGTTCTATAATGAGTTTTGGGTTGACACATCTAAGGATGGAGATCTTGGTTTGATCATCGCAGTTCGTGGTGAAATCTATGAGCATAGTTCTGCAGATATGTCTTTGTCTAAATACTCATTGCCCTATCTTGCTATGGGATCTGGAGCAGAGTATGCATTTGGTGTTTTGTATGCAACAGACAAACAGAAAAATGCTAGAAACCGTGTTGTCTCAGCGGTGTCTGCAGCAATTAAATTTAACCCATCTTGCATGGGCCCAGTTGACGTTGTCAGTCTTTAAGGGTATACTTAATATATGGATCACATTCACGAAGATTTATCTCCAGAAGAGCAAGAGTTTGGCATATGGCTATCAAATGGTATTGATAGGGGTTGGGTAACTCCACCTTATTGCAATACACACGATGGTGGATATGAATATATGGGAGAAGAAGAGTTAGAAGAGTGGGAAGCAGGAGGCGACCCATGCTGCCATGTCATCAGATTGATGATATCGTAAAAATGAAAAGGAATAAAATGAAGAAAATCGTAGCACTAGTATCAGTATTGTTCTCAGTTGTTGTGCCAGTTCAGTCACAGGCAGCAGTTGGGGAAAGAATTGTAATCGTTGACAATGCATTTGACCTATCACAAATTAGCGGTAGCGTTGAATTTGTTTGCGTTTCCTCAGACAGATGTGTTAATAAGACAAAGTCTACTCTAGATCATGGAACTCAAATGGCTCTTGTTGCTCGTCAACAAAATCCAACAGCAACATTAGTTTTGATCCAGAGTGCACCAGTAAGTAAAAGTGGAACATCCTCAGAGGTTAATCTGATTGGTTTGATTTCTGCACTTGATTTTGTTAACAGCAATTCATCCAATGTTTCTGCTGTTTCTTTTTCAAGATTTGTTAACAATACCACTGCAAAGTTATCAGGACAATGTTTCCCACCAGCATCAGCGCCATATACTCCACAGACAGGATTCGAAAGAGTTAAGTCTTCTGTTGTTTCTTTAAACTCAAAGGGAATTCAGGTATATGCTGCTGCAGGAAACTCAGTATCAAAGACAATTGATTTTCCAGCATGCATTTCAGAGGTAGTTTCTGTTGGATCTTATATTTATGGAAAGACATATAAGAATGGCGAAGTAGATATTCTTACATCTCTTTCAACACCAGATAAGACTTCAACTATTAAGAACCTTATTAAGGGTGTTTCTATTCAGTTTTCAACTTCAGTAGCAACTGCTGCTGTTGCTGCAAACTCAAGCACAATTGTTCCATCTTCAAAGGTGGCAATGGTTCTCTCTAACTAAGAGAACGGTGGGGTGTAACTCAGATGGTAGAGTGCCGAACTGTTAATTCGGATGTCGCAGGATCGATACCTGCCACCCCAGCAAATGGTATACTTATTAAATGAGCATAATTAAAAAGATTAAATGGTATATCTGGCAAAAAAAATATAAAAAGAAGATGAAAAATAAAAGGTATATCTACTAGTGATCATTCTTGGCATAAATGAAACAAGTCACGATGCTTCAGTTTCTTTAATTGAAAATGGAGACATCCTTTTTTCAGGGCATGCCGAAAGATATAGCAAGAAAAAAAATGACTGGTATATCAATGATAGTTTAATAAAAGACGCTTTGCAGTATGGCAGACCAGATCACATTGCCTACTATGAAAAACCCCTTCTAAAAGCCTCTAGACTACTTTTAAAGGGTGGAGCAGGGGACTGGAAGCCACGCTTTGATTTACCAGATATCCCAAGAAAATCATTTAGTCATCACCACTCTCACGCAGCAGCGGGATACTATACGAGCCAATTTAACGATGCAGTGGTTGTAGTTCTAGATGCAATGGGAGAATACAATACATCTACAGTGTGGGTAGGTGAAGGTGATAATCTTAAACTTAAATTTAAGCAAAACTATCCAGTCAGTTTTGGACTATTTTATTCTGCATTTACTGACTTAATTGGACTTATGCCAAACCAAGAAGAATACATTATGATGGGGATGGCAGCCTATGGAGACTGGAAAAGATACTATAAGGAAGTAAATGAATACTTTCCAAACTACCATACTCAAAAATATAATTTTCATAAAGGTATTGACGATTGGTGCATGCCAATAACAGAGCAAGATGCATTTGACATTGCAGCAGCAGTTCAGGTTGTATATACGACCCGACTTATGGAATTTATGAATATGGCAAAAAGAATTACAGGAAAGAAGAATCTTGTTTTTATGGGTGGCTGTGCCCTCAACTCATCTGCTAATACATCTTTATGGAAACTATTTGATATGATCTGGATTATGCCAAACCCAGGAGATGCTGGTAGTTCATTAGGTGCTGCAGCAGCATTATATGGAAAGCATTTAAACTGGAAAGGACCATACCTTGGATATAATATTGAGGGTAAATATCCTATTCAGGAAATTGTTGACGGTATACTAAAAGACGGAATCGTAGCAGTAGCATCAGGAAGAGCGGAGTATGGACCAAGAGCACTAGGTAACAGAAGTATCCTTGCTGATCCAAGAGATCCAAACATTAAAGACAAAGTTAATCTAATTAAACAAAGAGAACTCTTTAGACCTTTTGCTCCTGTAGTTATGGCAGAGCATGCATCTAAATGGTTTGATATGGATTTTGAAAGCCCATATATGCAGTATACGGTCAAGTGTTTAAAACCAGAAAAGATACCCTCTGTAGTTCATAAAGATGGCACCTCTAGAGTGCAAACAGTTACAAGAGAGCAGCACCCAGGCCTGTATAGGGTAATAAATAAGTTTTATCTTCAGACTGGAGTCCCAGTTCTTTTAAATACTAGTCTTAATATAAAGGGGCAACCGCTTTTAAATGATGAAAATGAAATAATTAAATGGGAAAAAGAGTATGACTTCAAAATATGTAGGTAAACTGGTATAATAGATATGTCTTTGAAGGAGGCAAAACATGGCAGCAAAAGGTAGTTTAGAGGCAATCATTGAGGTTGCAAAGAAAGAAGTTGGAACAATCGAGGGTCCAAAAGATAATGAAACAAAGTATGGTGCATGGATGAAGGTTAATTTCCAACCGTGGTGCCAGTCTTTTGTTTCTTGGTGTGCATTCACAGCAGGAGTGGCTAAGTTCCCAAAGTCTGCGTCGACAGTTGCTGCGTCAGATGAATTTAAGAAGCAGGGTCGTTGGGCAGATGCTCGTAATGATGATCCAACCCCAGGAGACTGGATCTACTTTGATTTCCCAGAAGATGGTGTAAATCGTATTTCACATGTTGGCCTTTGCATTAAGAACAATGGCGATGGAACAATCCAAGTTATTGAAGGAAACACTTCAGGAACTGCAAAGGGAGATCAGCGAAACGGCGGAATGTGTGTAGAAAAGACTCGTGGTTATGTAAAGAATAACAAAAAGAAGTTAGTTAATGCTGTTGTAGGTTGGGGTCGTCCAGTTTATGCTGGAGAAGAAAACCTTCCATTGCTTTCTAAGGTGGGCTCTTCAGATGCCCCAGTTAAGGCAACAACACCTACTGAGAAGCCAGCAGCACCCGCTGCAAAGAAAGAGTTCAAGCCATTTAAAATCGGCGCTAAGGGATCATCAGTAAAGGTTGTTCAGGAAGCGCTTGGCCTTAAGGCAGATGGAGAGTTTGGGCCAGGAACAGATAAGGCTGTTAAGGCTTTTCAAGAGGGTAACGGACTAAAGGTAACTGGCGTTGTAGACGCTCAAACATTTAAAGCAATTAAGGGATCAAAGTAGTGATAACACCTCTATACGCAAACCATCCAGACCCTGACCGTATTGATTGGAAATATTCATCTAAAGAAAACTACCTTGCTGTTGAAAAAGTATTAACAGACGATGTTGTTTTTTTTGAACCATTTTTGGTAGACGAGTTCTTTCCAAAAGAAATGTTCGATGAACTAGTTGAAATAGTTACATCTTACAATCTTGGAAACGTAGACTTTTCCCATCAGATGAATAAATGGGAAGAGGGGGTAGAGATACCTCAAAAATTTATTGACTATACTGTAGAAAAGGTAAAGTCTTTAATTGAAACCGATGATGTCAATTTTGGATATCATATGTATGCACACCATCAGATAACATCTGAAGGCAGGGTTCCAAGGCTACCACTTCATATTGATCACGCCCCAGGTCCGTATATGGTTGACCTACATATTGGTGGGAATAGAGATTGGGGATTTGTTGCTGGTGATACAAACTTTATAACTAAGCCAAATCAGGCAATTATTTGCCAGCCACAGTTTGACTACCATTACAGGCCATCTTGGAGCAATAATGATCCAAATGAATACTATCAGGCACTGTTCTTTCATCTTATTAACAAAAATCATTGGTGCGTTCCGAATGAAAGTTCAATGCAGTCTAGATCTAAAGAGATAAATGATAAGTTTAGTTTTGGTAAAGATTTCAGAGAGTCTCCAGAGTTCGAGGCTTACACTTTTCAAAGAAGGTATTTATTTGACAAATTTTATCTAGAAGAGAATGCCAGGGTGGGGCTTCCTCCAATTCCTTGGTCCGAAATACCTACACCAGAAGATGCAGATATTCATCAAAGGAAGGGCGTAAGTCCACTATCTGATCTTGACAAAGACAAGTAAGGTTGGTATAATTATATTATGGAATCAACTAAAAGAACACTATTAAAGACGGCAAGTTGGGAAACATTTCACCTTGTTGGTGTCGCTGGAGTAATATATCTTTTCACTGGTGAATGGGAGTATGCAAGCCTTGGTGCTCTTATTTATATTGGATGGGAAGCCATTGGATACTTTTTACACGAAAGAGTATGGGCTAAGTTTGGAAGCAGGGTAAAGTAATGAGAATCAAAATTATTAAATTTGTAGTTAAAGTATTGGGTTATGAGTGGGGCGGAGATGCTCTCAAAGCACCAATCTGGACAATTAAAGCAAAGAAAAAGTAATGCCGTATGTAGTAACAGACGCATGCGTTGACGTTAAGGATAAGTCATGTATTGCTGAGTGCCCAGTTGATTGCATCTACGAAGGTGGAAGAATGTTATACATTAATCCAGAGGAGTGCATCGACTGCGGTGCCTGCGAACCTGCTTGTCCGACTGATGCAATTTATTGGGCAGATGATTTACCAGAAAATAAAAAAGACTTTAAAAGAATTAACAGGGAATTCTTTATACCAATTGGAAATCTTCATGGAGCAAATAAATTAAAAGATACTACCATGGATCATCCAGAAATAAGAGATAAATAATGCCAGCATATGAATATTTATGTAACAAGTGTGACACTCACTACACTAAGGTTAGAGGGATAAAGGAAGATGACCCAGGATACCTATGTGAAACTTGCAATACCGCTTTGGTTCGTGTATACTCTAATTTCGGGGTTGTTCTAAATGGCCCTGGATTCTATTCCACCGACAACAGAAAGAAGTAGTATAATGTTTACAATGCTAAAAGAAGAAGTTAAGCAAGAGTGGATTCTAGGACCAAAGGATAGATGCGACAAGTGTGGAGCAGAGGCCTTGGTTCAGGTGACTGGTATTTCTGGAGACCTACTATTTTGCGGACATCACTACAACAAGATTATGGCAATCCCAGATGGGTATAACAGTATGATGTCTTTTATGATTAGTGTGGTAGATGAAAGAGAAAAACTTGTTGAAAATAGAGCAAAGGGAGAGTCGTATTAATGTATGAATACTATGTAAGAAAAGTAGAGAACGTCGTAGACGGAGATACCATCGATGTTCTTATTGATTTAGGGTTTGATATTCTGTTTGCATCTCGTGTAAGGTTGGCTGGTATTGACACTCCAGAGTCTCGCACAAAGGATCTTGCTGAGAAGGCTCTTGGTCTTGAGGCTAAGGAGTATCTAAAGAAGTCACTAAAGGACGCTAAGTCTGTTGTGATTAAGACTGAGAAGATGGACTCATCTGAGAAGTATGGTCGCATTTTGGGCTGGGTATATATCAATGGAGATACAGAATCTCTAAATGATAAAATGATTAATGATGGTTATGCTTGGGGATACCTAGGTGATACTAAAGTTAAGGACTTTGATGCCCTTGCAAAAGCCAGAAAGAAGTCTGGTAAGTGAAGCATGTCCTATACTTTACTGCTGAATGGTGCAAGCCATGCGAAAAAGTAAAGCCAATAGTTGAGCAACTAAATCGTGATCAGATAACTGCTAGATTTTTTATGATAGATGCTGACTCTGAAACAGAAATGGTTGAAGATTTTAGTATTAAGTCTATACCAACCTTTGTTTTAATTGAAGACAATAAAGAGGTTGGAAGAATTAACGGCGCTAAAACAAGAGAAGAATTAATTACTTTTATAGAAGGATAAAATGGACATAAAAAATCAGGCACTGGTTGAGCACTTACTTAATCAGGGTGCCATAGAGGTTGCAGGGATTGACAATGATGGTCTTCTTACATATAAGATAACAGAAAAACTAAAGAATGTCAGCCCTTCTCTTTATGATGATTTAAAGGATCAATTTGAGCATCATATGTTTAGGCTAATTAAGCGTGGTCCAGAAACAATGACTTGGAGGCTAAGATAATGGACGAAGAGTCAAAAATTATTGAAGACCTCATACTACAAGGGGCACTTGAAGTAGCGGGAATTGATTTGGATTCTGGAGAGCCTTTGTATAATTTTACAGATAAACTTCAGTATATAAATCCAGAACTTCACAATGAGTTCTCTAAGTATTTTTCTTCAGAGACTATGGCTTTGTGGGAATATGGATTTCTTGATATGGACATAACAAACATAAATCCAACAGTTAGGGTTACAAAAAAGGCCTTTGATCCAGAGGCAGTGGCTAAACTAGATAAGGGTCATCAGTATACGCTTAAAGAAATTATCAGAGTTTTGTTGGAGGATTAATGTCTTATTTTGTTGGAGCAATGACAACCCTTATCGTATTTTTTGCTGCAACAAAATTTGTAATGAGCACTAATACTATTAAGAAAAATACTGGCATAGTTTATAGACAAAGCCATATACACGAGATTGTTAGACCAATACTACCACTTATCGAATCGTATAAAGAGCCAAAAGTGATTAAGCGTCAGTCAAGGAATCACGAAAATAAGATAAATGTAAAGGTGTTAATTGTAAATGACATTGCGTATTGGATTAAAGATAATGCATTTTATATGGCACCAATGAATGGATTCTTTATAGATAAGGATCAGGCAACTGTAGTTGACACAATGGGTATGGATAAGGTAGAATTAGATAAGATGCTTTTTATAATGGATGAACTAAGAAAGGATACAGAATAGTGATTGTTGTAATTCAAGGCACACAGGCTTTTACTGACTACCAAGTCTTTTTAAGAGCAATGGGTGTAGCGATGTCTGCAATTAAAGATGATGATCCATACTTTTATGTTTATTCGGCAGGGCCAGGAAATATAAATGCTATGGCATCGGAATTTACTAATTTATCTGAGCGTGGAATGAAGGCTCGTGGTAAAAAGATAAAGTTATACAAGGTTGCACCAAGTTGGGTTGAAGAAAACATTAATGATGTTAATTACTTTGCTTTCCTTTCAAATCCAAAAGAGCCAGTCTCAAAACTTGCTGCAACAGCCCAACTCAAAAATATTGATGTTGGATTATTTAGATACTAGGGAGAAAAATGCTAGTAAAGTCATTAGAACAAATGGAGGCAATTGTCTCTAAGTCACCAATCCTATCGTGGGATGGATGGTCAGTTATTGAATTACAGCGCTCTGAAAAGGGCAGAACATCAGAACGTGGTGTTTATGTTAACGGTAAGTGGCACCTAAAAAAGGTTTTTGATCCTTCACGTATGGGGTGGGAGATTCCAAATAAGTATGTGATGTAAATGAAAAAGCATGATTGGAAAGATGATGCTGTCTGTTTAGATTACGACACAAATTTATTTTTTGAAAAGTATGAAGATGATGAAACTCTTCGTCCTGCAATAGATAAACTATGCTCAGAATGTCCAGTAAGAAAGCACTGCTTTGCAGTTGGAGTATCACAAAAAGAGTGGGGCGTTTGGGGTGGGGTTTATTTAGAGAATGGCTCAATATCTAGAGAGTTTTCTCGTCATAGATCCAAGTCAGCCTGGGCTGAAACTTGGCAAACACTTACACTGGGAGATTAGCATGTGGTCATGGATATTGGCAGTCATAGGGGTTACAGGCATATTCCTAGTAGGTCGTAAGACCATCTGGGGATGGCTAATCCTCTGTGTTAATGAGTGTTTGTGGATTGCTTATGCATTAGCCACAAAACAATATGGGTTTATAGCAATGGCTGTTGCATATGCAGCGGTATATATTAAGTCATTTTTACACTGGAAGAAAGAGGAGTAATGTATACAGAACAAATGCGTATGGCATTTCACTCGATCCGTGCTCCTAAAAATTTCAAGTTGACAATTGTAGATAATGATCACTTCATAACAGTTCGTGCTTCTGAAAAAGACTTTGTTACCCTATCACATGATGAAAAAATTCAAGCAGTTGAGTATATGATCAGGGTAAAGAAGGCTCTTGAAGATAATGGTGCAATCGTAATGCTGGTTAGAGAGGGAGGTAAAGATGTTTGATTTTGTTTTCTTTATATTATTTATGTTATTTTTCTTTTTAATTGTTGTCGATAACGTTAAAATGAAAATTAAACAAAAGGACTTACTTGTAAAACTTGCTCAGTCAGATGCTGATAACGAACTTCTTTTGAATAAAATTAGCATAATGAAAGACAAAGAAGAGATTGAAAAAACGGATGATTTTGTAAGTTTTTTGAATCAGTCGAGAGATTGGGCATTTGAGTATATAAAGAATGTTCAGTTGGGAATAAGTAAGTTTGTTTCTGATATTGAGCCAGAGATTAATTATTTTAAAGAGTATGGTGATATTATGTCTATGGCACCAAACTATTACTCTATGAAGAAAATTGCTGAATCTTATGAAGAATTAAAAAAACTTCTTCCGCAGGAGGAAGATTGATATGAATTATTTAGAATTAGCAAAAAATGTTTTACTTTATGAGTCAATAATGAGCAAAGAAAAGTCGAATGAATTAATTAAAGATTTTGAAAGTCATAATCTAAATTGGCAAAACTCAATAATTGGAGATAGTCAAATGGTAGATCCACTAATCAGGTCTAGCCAACAGATAGAGATAAAAGAAAAAGAATCTAAACTTTTTTATAGTATTAATTCTCAGATTATAGAAAAACTTAATCATTATCTGCTTAACACAGAGTTTAGATCTCTGGTTAGATCCGAAAAGATTACACTGTTAAGGTATTATCCTGGATCATTTTTTAAAGAGCATTCAGATTACAATCCAAACAGTGAAATACCTAGGATAGTTTCCTGTGTTATATATATGAACCCAGAACAATATGAGGGTGGAGATCTAGAGTTTACAAAATTGGGAATTTCTGTAAAGCCAAAAACTCCATCTATGGTATTTTTCCCATCTACAGATGAATACTCACACATAGCACACCCAGTGGTATCTGGAATAAAGTATTCTATACCTATTTGGTTTACAGATAAAGGAAAGAGGCCTTAAAATGAAAGAAATTATTTTATCAGTTATAACAGGTTTTGGATGCGGAGTTGTATTTGCTGCATTCAAATTGCCAGTGCCAGCACCACCAGTTTTTGCGGGAGTCGCAGGAATTATTGGACTATGGCTTGGCTATGATATACTAGTAAGAATCATATCCTAGGAGGAATAAATATGAATGAAAAAATGAAGGCTATGCTTGCATCATACGGACGATCAGTCCTTGGCGCAGCGCTTGCACTATATATGTCTGGGGTAACAGACCCTAAGACTCTTGCATACTCATTGGTTGCTGCATTGGCACCAGTTGCACTGAGAGCAGTTAATCCAAACGATACTGCTTTTGGAAAGATGCCATCTGTTGAAGAGGTAGATTCTGCAGTTAAGAAGGCTACCGTCAAGAAGGCACCTGCTAAGAAGGCTGCCCCTAAGAAGGCTGCAAAGTAGTTGGTAGGGGCATCTGAAATATGGTGCCCCTATAATTAATTATGCTATATAACGATAATTTTTTAGATGAAGAATCTATCAAAAAACTACAAAATGTTTTTTATAAGGATGCGAATTCACTTTTTCCGTGGATCATAGACAATAGTAATTTTAAGTCAGGCTCTTTTACCCTGAGTCATAAAGCAATTACAGACAACAAACCAGTGAGTCCATTGTCGGACGAATCTAAAAAAATACTTTCTAATTTTTGTTATGAAAAAATGATAAAGTTAGATTATATATCTGAATCAGAGGCTCAATTATATATTTTTGGATTGAATGGTCTGGACGTTTTGTTAGACAAATATACTCCTAAAGAAGATCAGTATTTGTTTATATATTTTATTAATGAGTCTGGCGCTAACATAAAGGTAACAAAAAATGGAAGCAATAATGAAGAGATACTATCCTCTAAGTCAGGTCGTGGTGCGGTAATTGAGCCAGGAGACAGTGTAGTAATGTCGCCTTCAGGACCCAATGAGTTCCAGTCAATACTTTTGGTATGGTTTGCTGGGCATGTTCCAGATTTTATTATATCTAATAGGGTTATATTAAACTAAATTATTTTTAATTTCTTCTATCAGTGCTTTATGTTTTTTATTTAAAATAAATCTATTATAGTTCTCAGATAGAGGCAAATTTGGAAATCTGTCTTTCATTAAAACACATTCGTGCATAATATTTTTTATTTTTTGTGTTTCTTTAAACTCCTGCAATACAACCTTTTTGTCAGTAATAAAGTTGACATAGGCTAGAGGATCCTCTTCAGACATAACCAACTCCCTTGATGATTTCCATAAAGAGAATGTAGGAATAATTGGTCTAAACCACTGACTAATATTAAATTCACCACTTAAAACTGTTGCATACTCTGAAGCCTTTGTTTTATGGAAATATGGAGGGGTTAACTGAATACTGATGTCGTCTTCAGAAAAGAATAGCCACCTAGAGTCGTAATCTACCGCAGGACCATCCTGAAATACTGGCCTCCTTGGTCTAAACTTTTTGGCATCCCTAGTATTTAGCAGTTTACCCCCACTAAACAATATATGAAGATTTTCTGTAGAGGGGAGTATAAAAGTATTCTTAAATAGTTCTTGTGCAGACTTGCATTTATAGTATGAAGACTCAGGATCAGTGTTTTTATTTCTTTCGCTAACTACATTATTAAAAAGTGGCAGAATTGGCTTAGATGGACCTAAAATTGGTAGGTCAGTATCTATGCACCAATATACGGTAGAAGTGTCCATAATCCCCCTTAGAGCCTTTCTAGCACCCCTGGCAGGAATCGAACCTGCGACGCTTGGCTTAGAAGTCCAACGTTCTGTCCACTGAACTACAGAGGTATAGATTAAGTATACACCTAAACAAAAGCATCGTCAAGTTGTGATATAATAATTAGATGCCATATCGTGTAGGTGCTAAAGGAAGTTACGGTTGCTCAGGATACCCTGCTGTAAAAGAGGGTGGAGAAGTCATGGGATGCCATACAACAAGGGCAGAAGCAGCAGCACAAATATATGCAATTAATCGTAGTGAGGGAAATATAGGTAAATCAATGCCAAATCTAAAAGAAGGCGATTTCGCCATGACAGCACACGGATCTGATGAAGAGGTTCATATTGGTCAGGTAGTGCACGTAATGCGTGAAGGTATGCTTGGTGTTCCAGGAGGAGAATACTCACTTGAGGCAAGTGCAGAAAATCCAGCGGTATTAATTCAGTTGTTTGAACAAGAAGAAAACGGATACTGGGAAGCAACTAACCTTTATACTGGGTGCATGATGTCTTTGATGGTTGCTATTGATCCACTACCACAAGAGCCAGAAGATTCAGAGGTTGCGATGGCGATGTATGACGCTTCTATTGGAAAAGCATATACTGGATGTGGCTGTCCAATGTGTAAAGAATTAAATGTAACATGCGAAGAATGTCCTCAATGTCAGTCTGGCGATATGAAGTCAAACTGTTGTGGTGATTTAAATAAGCAAGCACCTTGTTGGGATGGTTATGTGCAGCGTGGAATGAAGCCAGGAGATGGTGGAGCAATGGTTCCTAATTGTGTTCCTGCTGAAAAAGCAGATGATTTATTTGAAGATGATGACACAGTTGAATATGATACAGATACAGTCTCAAAGGCTGAAGGATATTCACCACCTGCAGGAGCAAGATCTGCTGCTCGTAGAGCAATTAAATTTAAAGAAGATGGAAAGGCTAATGGTGCAGGAACTGCGGTTGGCTGGACTCGTGCAGGGCAGTTAGCAAGAGGAGAAACTATCTCTCTCAGCACTGTTAAGAGAATGTATTCATACTTCTCACGCCACGAAGTAGACAAGAAGGGTAAGGACTGGGGAAATACAGCCAACCCTTCTAACGGATACATTATGTGGTTAGCCTGGGGTGGAGATGCAGGATTTGCTTGGTCAAGATCAATTGTTAATCGTGAAAAAGATAAGGCTTTATTTGCTGACTTTGGAAAAGATTATACAAGAATTCAAACAGAAAGACATACACTATAATGCCAAAGAAAAAAGCAGCAGCGTTTAACCCTGTTCAGATTAAAGATGGTTGGATTGTTAGATTATATAAAGATGGTCGCATTAAGTCAAAGATTGCACCATACGAACCTAAACATCCTAAGAAGTCTTAAGTATTAAAACTTTGTCGCTACAGATTCCATAGATATTGTTGTAATCTTTAATATCATTTGTTTCTAGATCAACTATTATTGAGTTAGTTCCAACCATCATTCCTGGATATGTCCACACTTTGTTATTACTAGTCAATGTAAAATCGTCTAGTTGATGCCAAAAATATCTATAAGTTGGGAAATACTTTATAAAATGATTTAATGCTTCTAGGTTTTTACAATGAAACCAAGCATGATTACACACCTTGTAAAAATCTTCTGATGAGACTAAATGTTTGGGCTCATCGTGACCAAAATACATCTTACCTTCAACAACCCACACATCTACTTCAACATCAAATCCCATTTTAATTGCATATAACA